CCCGCCATACCTATTTATTACATTTCCATTGAATAGCAGTTTTTTGCTTTCTACCACCATCGCCTCAACGAATAGTCCTTTTAATTCCGTCAGTAATTCAATATCTTTTTCCATCACTCCGCCTCCTCATCAAACTTTACCTCACTAAGCCTAACATGGCCTAGCCTGCCGTTAATTTTGACTGCAGCAACTGGCCTTGCATATGGTTGACCTAGCAAATCTGTGCCAGTATCTTGAAATATACCAAGAAATTCAGCATGTCTCCATTCTTTGTTAATCCTTACCCTACATTGCTCAGAGTGGTAGCTTACAGAAATTTTTCCTTTCATGTTCCAACCTCCTGTAAAAAATTCTTTAATTTTTCAAAATTGATAATGGCCACTTCTTCAACCCTATATTTTTCAACATCAAAGCTCGGGTCATCTTTTCCAAATTCTCTTTGGATTGCTTTTTTAGCTTCCGAAGGTAGAGCGAATACACTGGCACCATTTCTCAAAGTGAGTATGTTACCATTTTTGGAAACGACTCTGTATCCGATGTTATACGGTCTGATGCTAGTCGGTACTTTCAGCCTCTTGGATTCATCTTTTAGTGTCTGTTCTAGTGTTTTGACCATCACTCCACCTCCACAGGCTCATAACTAATCTTGACCAATACCCCTAAACCATCGTCATTTGTTAGTTTAGCCTCTATCGAATCACTACCTTCTTCTTTCAGCATTGCTAAAATGTCAGTTATTGTCATTTTTAAAAACTCATCTGACGTCATTATTCTACTCCACCTCTTTCGCAAACTGCCACGCCCACTCAAAATCCTGTTTGATTTCGGATTCGGTGAGGTGGGTGCTTGGGTCTTTCTTCCAAGCATCTTGGGGTATTTCATCGGAACGGAAATAATTTCCGATAAGAACCTTCTCTTCTTTTTTATGCAAAAATGTGACAATACCTGCGCTATTCGGGTCAGGTATCTCCACCGTATACAGTTTCTCCTGCTCAATCTCGAAGCCGAAGAGCCAGGCAAGGGCTATCATATCAACCTTCTCAGGAATCAAGTCGTCATTATCATCATACGCCCAATTACCAACTTTCCAATCATCATCCAGTCTATAAAGAGCTTTTTGTAAATGCCAACCAGAGCGTTTACATCCTTCTATCCACTCCGCCACAAACTTCGGCACCACAACCTTATGCGGTTCGTGGATTTGGGAGATGATGCTCTTCACTTTCTCGAATACCACAACATCTTCTGCTCTGTCAAAATCTGTCGTTCTCACAACGTTCCACTCTAATCGCTCAATCGCTTCCTGTTTATTCATCGTCTTCACTCTCCTTCAATTTCTCCTGCTCAATCTCATAGCCGTCGTACCAAGCAACGACAAAGTCGCGTTGGTTGTCTAAAATCCAATCATTTACTGCAGATGGGACTACTCGTCCATCTTCTGCAGCGTTCAAAACTTTTAACAACGGACTAGCGTGTCGATATTCTTTTAACCACTCCGCCACAAACTTCGGCACCACAACTGTCTGCGGTTCGTGGATTTGGTCAATCGTGTTCACAACAACTTCAAGTGGTACATAATCGACCTGTACATTTTCTACTATAATTTCGCCTGCTTTAAATATTACCCTCCCTCTGTTAGCTATTTTTATTTTTGATTGCTCAATAATCTCAATCGCTTCTTGCTTATTCATTGTTTCCGTCCTTTCAAATAATCAGGGATTGGGTCACCAACTTTGATAGCCTCATACTGTTCTTTTGTGACTAAGAACTTACCATAGGCATGAGCCGTGACCGTGTAGCGTCCCTCTATGATTTCCTTGTCTGTAATTTGCCCCACCATCACACCGCCTGCATTATCTACCTGGTAAACAATCACTGGTTGTTGTTCATTTTTAGCGGCTTGATACCCTGCTTGGTAAATCATGCAGATAAATCCTAGAGTAGCAAGTAACACTATAATCATACTTGCTGTGAATTTTACCGTTTCTTTCACTCAACTTCCTCCATCCTAACGCTATACAACCGCTGACCTCGATACCTCGCCTCCAGACCAGCTTTACATTTCAAAGCATCAGATTCATTTTCGAAGTAATGCGTTTCATCTTCTAACATGTGATCAAATAATACTGTTACTGTATATGCCATTTTATCCTCCAATCTGGGCCTTTACTGCTTCTAATAAGGCATTTTGTTTTTTCTCTTTACCCTGCAAAATTCGTAGTACCTTCTCATCAACCGTACCTTCCGCTACAAGATGGTGGATGATAACGGGTTCTGTCTGCCCCTGTCTGTCGAGCCTTGCATTTGCTTGTTGATAATATTCCAAAGACCAAGTCAAACCGAACCAAACGATGATGTGCCCACCTTTCTGTAAATTCAAACCATGCCCTGCTGACTGTGGGTGGCAAAGTAGAATTGGGACTTTCCCTTCATTCCACCTATCAACTGACGACAATTCTTCAGCCTGCGGAAAGCGTTTCTTAATCCTTTCCAGATCGTGCTGGTATTGATAGAACACTAAAATCGGCTGTCCTTGGCTATCCTCCACGATGCTTTCCAGCGCATCCAACTTGTCGTCATGGATGGAAACTATGGCTTTTTCATCATCGTAGATAGCTCCATTAGCCATTTGAAGTAGCTTGTTGACTAGTACCGCCGAATTTGCTGCAGTAATCTCCTTGTCTTTGAACTCCAGAACCAAATCAGCTTCCAGCTGTTTGTAGACTTTCATATTGGACAGCTTGACAGGAACGATATTGTCTGTCCTGGGCGGAAGTTTCAAGTGGTCTTTGGCTTTCATGCTGACGCAGATATCCCCAATCTTCTGATAAATGGTTTCTTCCGCACCAGGACGAATGACCCAACTGTATACAATCGGACCGTTGTATTTGTCGGGAACGAAATATTTCTCTTTGTATCTTGTTTGGCTGACCTCTAGCCGTTCGCCTCTATCCATCAGATAAATTTGTGGCCACAAGTCCACAAGACTATTTGGTGCAGGAGTTCCAGTCAACCCCACAAAACGCTCCATTTTCGGACGGACCTTACGAAGTGCCCTAAACCGTTTCGACTTACTAGACTTAAAGCTGGAAAGCTCATCCACCACCACGAAAGTAAAGGGCCAGTTTGTCTTGTAGTAGTCCACAAGCCAAACAACATTTTCGCGGTTAATCAGGTAAATATCCGCTCCTACCCCCAAAGCCCTGATGCGCTGCTTGGTAGTTCCTAAAACTTTTGAATAGGTCAACTCAAAACCCCATTTTTCGATTTCCGTCGACCAAGTTTCTTCGGCAACCTTTTTAGGTGCAATAATCAAGATTTTATGGTTCTCCCCAAATACATTTTTCAACTCATCAATCGCCGATAAGGTTGTTAAAGTTTTTCCAAGCCCCATGTCAAGCAGCAGTCCGCACGAAGGGTGTTCTAATATCCAGTCCCGTGCATACTCCTGATACTCATGTAACTTCATGCATTTCCTCCAATGCCCTATCCACAGACTCGTAGGAATCCACAACCCAGACCCTATGCCCCAGCCTCTCCAATTTTCTAAACATTGACATTTGGCTCGGCCTTGGTTTCTTCCCAGGGGCTTTAACTTCTACGAAAAATACCCCCTCGGGCAGCACAACAATCCTGTCAGGCACTCCTATCGTTCCGGGGCTCGTGAATTTCAAGCACAGGCCTGTGCATTTCTTTTTCAAATAATTTTCAATATCTTTTTCAGTTTTCAATTTTACCTCAAAATAATATCACTAATTAGGGTAACAAAATTTTTCAACTTATTTTTTCTTTTTATATATACGTGTTTCTTATATATGTCTTTTATATATATTATTTATTTTATTTATATTTAAGTTAATAGAAAAAAGTTGTTACTTTGTTACCAGCAACCCCTAAACCCTTGGTGTTACTGGGACGAGATAGGTAACAAAAAAGTAACAAAGTAACAAAAGATAAACTAAAACTCCTAAAATATCGCTAGAATGGTAACAAAGTAACAGAAATTTTGAACTCAGAAAAATTTTGTCAGTTGAAAAAAGTTGTTACTTTGTTACCCTTTTCTGTATGTAGCCCATTTTTGTTACCGTTTTGTTACCTCTAAAAACCGTCATTTAGACAAAATCCGACCCAAGATCGAACAGGTTTTTTGCCGATTTTTATTAGTTTGTTTTCATAACCCATCTCCACCAATCTCTGGTTAAAGGAGTTCTTAGCTAGCGGTTTGTATCCTGAATCTATACAGTACTGCTTGTAGGTCGGATAGACTTCTGAGACCGCCGATTTCTTATCAGAACCAATCTCGCATTCATCTTCAAGGAACATAGCAACAACATCGTTACCTTTTTCCCACTTCTCGACACTTTCGCGCATAGTTGCACTGATGCTGAAATCCCGTCTGCTTAGTGCCTGCCTAAGCCCTTCCATCGCCCTGTTGAAGATGCCAGGTATCTCAGCCATAATCTGATCCAGCGGATACTTCTTCTTGACTTCCTCGGTTAAAACCTTGTTCATCTCAAGAATCATCATCCGCCGTTTCAATCCGCCGCTGAAATCTCGCATTGGCGGAAGCTCATTCATAGCAAATGACAGCTTGGCGTAGTTGTAAAACGTTATCGGCTCTTTATTCTTCCTGTCTGCGTGGATACTATCCTCACCCGTCAGCATCTTCAAAGCAGCCCCATCTGCCAGATACTGAGGTTTTGCGTCAGTATCAAAGTTAGCCGTTTTCCGATAGAGTCCTATTTTCGCAAATCTCTCCTGCATGAGATACTGAAGAGTGACTGCTGAATAGTTATCCGCCCCAATCATAGCTCGGAGAATATTGATAATCGTTGACTTACCAGTCCCTCCAACACCCTGAACAAATAGCATCTTCTGAATTGTGTATTCGCGATAGAAATTGTAGCCGAACCACTCGAAGATAAAATCAACATTTTCAGCGCCAACAACCTCTTCGATGAAACCGATAAAGGTCGGACAATCTGCACCATGGTCATATTCGACAGGGTGGCTAGACCTAGCATGTAAGTTCGGGTCGAACTGACCGACAAAGCTGTCGGTCTGTAAATCGTACACTCCATTCACCAAGACAATCTTATTGACATCACTTTCCTCAAACGCTTCTTTTGAAAAGGCAAGAGCCTTAATAGCTGCCATCGTCTCATTGATGTGTCTGATTTTCGTGATTTTGACTAGTTTCTTAGTTGCTATATAACTTCTGAGGTAGTCTTCCGCATTTGGAATCCAGATACCTTTCTCAGCCTCGTAGCGTAAAAACTCCAGCCCATCATACCAAACAGGAACCTCTCTTAAAATCTGCTGTGCCAAAAGATAGCTGTTAACTTCTGCCTCTCCACGATCATCAATTTCTAACCAACTTCGGTCATCCTCAACAGGTATTTCCTCGTCAAAGTCTCCGATAGCTTCCGCCATCAAATCAGCTTTGATGTTTGGCAAGTCCGCCACCCATTCATTCATTGCCTTGCTGGAGGGAAGTTTGTTGGCCGGCGTGCCATCCTTAGCATCTCCGTCTAATTCCCCAAACTTATGAATCCGTACCAGGTCATAGCTGTTGACCAGAGTGTCGCCCACGGGGTCTGTCCCGTGGTGGCTATAGGCAAAGACGTCATCATAGAGTACCAGGCCATTTGCGGTCGAGCCTTCTATGTAGGTGTATCGGTCAGGAGTTGACCCTTCTGCATAAACCTCTGGCAAGAACTCAGCGATAGCCTGCTTGATATCATAGGTCCTACAGAACGCCCCGACAAGTCCTTTCTTGGACAGCGGGTCGCCTTGCTTCTTAGCCTCTCTGCTTCTTCGGACTGCGTGAGTAGGACTTTCTGGCCAAAAGCTTGAATCCTTCCAGTCTGGAAAAGTAGCTAGAATGTCATCCACGCTAACAAATTTTTCATCATTGACCTTAAAGACAAAGTCCGCATCTCTAGCATGACTAGACCAATACATGAGTCGCACGCCCTGATATGTGGTATCATCAAAGTTCTTCATGCCCAGCTGATTGGCCAAATAGCGAGCAACTGGCTCATACTCATCTGGTAACATCAATCTATCTGTCGGGATGATAATACGGTACTTTGGAGCTTTTGGGCTATGACTATGCGTACTGTATAGTACATAACCATAGTCAGCCAGCAAGTCCAATCTATCTAGAAAATCCTCACTAGGACTATCTGCATCAAGGGCGACTAGTGAACGACTTTGAACATTCTCGTTCTTACGTCTTCCCTGTTTGAGCCAACCGCCAACAAAACCGCCTACATCTTTCACACGCCCTTTCTCTGTACGGGACATCTTCTGGTAGTCCGAAAAAGTTTCCTGTGTCACAGTCGGATTGCCTAATCTTTCAATTAGCTCTTCCCATGTCAGAGTGATATTTTTCCAAGATTTAGCTGTTCGTGATGCCCCCACAGACAAATGGAGTTCTTTACGTGGGGCATGTCTAATTTTTGGTTGTTCCATTCATCAATCCTTCTTGTAGTATTTGGTCACGTACCCCTCACTGTTCAGCGGTAATCCGTCTGCCCAGTCAGGAGCTTGTGCCATTAGTTCATTTATAGTTTCAATCGTTGTATCTCTCGCCTCCACAATACACTCATCGTGTACGTGAAAGACAACTGGATACCCGTTCTTCTCTAATCGTAAGATAGCCTCAGCTAGAATATCCCTTGCTGTTGCCTGTACAATGTTTTCGACCAGCTTTCCGCCGTAGGTTTCCTGTTTTGTGAAGTAGGCCTTATCTCCCTGACCCTCATAGGTCAACTTAGGTCCATAGTCCCCATCTTCCAACTTCGCCCTAGCGTAAGCTAACTGTCTACCGCTTGGGAGCTGAATCAGCAGAAAGCCTTTCGAATACTTGAATCGTAATCTACCAAGCTTTATAACTGCTCTTGTACGAAGGGCTTTTACGGCAGCTGTTTGCACGTCTTTCCAAAATTGGACGATACCAGGGTTAGCTCTTCGCCAATCGTCCACCAAGCTTTGAAGTTCATCCTCAGCTACTCCCATCTCAAGAGCTCCCATCTGTTTAAGGGCCCCAGGACCACCTTGATAACCCAAAGCAAGTTCAGCGATTTTTCCTTTTTGCCTCAGCTCCTTATCCACATCTTCTATTGGGATATGAAACATCTGACTAGCCGAGGCCTCATAAATCTTGCCGTGGGTAGAGAATACTTCCAAGCGCCACTGTTCTTTCGCATACCAAGCAATGACACGAGCCTCAATTGCAGAGAAGTCAGAAACATAAAACTCTTTGTCTCCTTCTGCCACAAAAGCCGTACGGACAAGCTGTTTCAAAGTATCGTTGAGGCTATCGTATAGAATTTCAACAGCATCAATATCCCTAGCTTTAACATAATTCCTAGCATCGTCTAAATCTTTGAGGTAGTTTCTAGCGAGGTTTTGAACCTGCACCACTCGCCCAGCCCAGCGACCTGTTCGACTTGCGCCATAGAACTGTAACAGCCCATGAACTCGACCGTCTGAACACATAGCACGTTCCATGGCTTCGTATTTCTTTAGGCTAGACATAGCTGTTTGTAGTTTCAGCTCTAAGACCCTTTTCAGCTCTCCGCTTGCTGTTTTAAGCTCCTTCTGCACATCGGCCTTGGTTAGACCACAGGCAGAGTACCCATGAGTTTTTAACCACGGTAGAAGCTGGGCTCTACTGTTTGGATTGTCAAGACCTGTTGTGGACCTTAGCTCATCAAAGAGCATGTCCATCTTGACATCCTTACAGTAAAGAGCCGACTCTACCAATTCCGCATCAAGTGCCACACCTCTATCGTTGATTCTTTGGTCAGCTGTGTAGAAATCCCACTCTCTATTTGCGACAGGTAAGACCGACAACCGTTCTGCAATCGCCATCTCGACAACAACGTCCTGCTTACAGTAGTCAATAAACATCTGCCATTTTTCAGGATCATGTTCAGGCAGGTTTCTAGTTCTTCCACCGTTCGCCTTAGTAGGTTTACAGGGTACTGAGAAATACTTAATCAGGTTCTTACCTGCCGTGTCTTTTTCCTGAACTAAATTGAGATAGCTAGCACATTTCTCAAGACTTGAGGGCAATCCTAACTCTTGGGCGTGTACCATCGTACATCTCCATTGACTAGGATCTAGGTAGTAGGGTGCATCAAAGTGCTTACTAAGACAAACCCGTTCAAATTGGGCGTTAAAAGCAGATTTGCGCACCTCGTCAGAGAAGATAGCCTTTTGGATTTCAAACGGCAAGTTCTGTCTTGTCAGGTCAATGCACTCAACAGGACCCCCATCCAGCGAATAAGCAAAGAGCAAAACCTCAAAATCGGGGGCGTCTACATATTTGTAGACACCGTCCTTAATATCGTTCGAGGAATAGGTTTCAATATCTATGTTGAGATGGCGCATAAGCTCCACCTCTTACAAGATATCGTCGTCTTCGTCATCTTCCCACTCATCAAAGTCAGCATCCGCAGACGAACGACCTCCGAGATAATCGCCTTTTGCCAGGATTTGAACGTTGTTCAGACCACAAGAGATACCCTTGTTTCCTGCTGTATTGTAAGCATAAGCATTCAAAGATACACGAGCGTACACCCCTGAATAGACTTCATCGGCAGAATCAACAGGGTTCTTATACTTATCAATAATCTGTGGTTTCGTACGGCTAGATACAGACATGAACATATGCCCTGCATACTCTGGGTGTTCGTCCGTGTCCATCTCTTCATCACCGTCACGAAGAGTAGTTTTCACTTTCTCCCACTTGATGCCCTTGAGCTTGTCATTTTTAGCCGCTTCATAGGCTGCCTTTTGGGCTTTCTTAATACGATTGATTGTTTCCTTATCTTCTTTCGGGATAAGGATTACTGTTGAATATTTCGCTTCTTGTCCTTCAAATGCTTTTGCCTCCAAAAGAGCTACATAGCTAAGGCGGACTTTACCTGTGATAATTTTTGTAGTTGCTGGTGTTACTGTCATAATTTTTTCTCCTATTCAAAATCTTTAATTGCTTGTTCTAAACTATTTAATGCTGGTCTCTTATCGCTTTCAGCAACAAGGACGGGTTTACCTTGAGGTTTATCAATGATGAAAGCCATCATATCTTCAAATCGTTGTTTACCGACCATTTTTTCAAGAGCTCCCATAGCTAGTAACTCTTTTGGCTTGTAAATATTGGTATAGCCATTTTTCTCAAGAATGGCTGCAGCAGCTTCTTTGTTGGTTAAGATGCGATTACTTCGCCCTTCCACAAGCTTGTAGCCCAATACCTCTTTGCCATCTAGGGCTTGCTTGAGGGCGTAAGCTTCTACTGATTCAATCCACTTCTTAATGTCACTAGCCTTATCCAGAATTTCTTTTAAGGCTTCATCAGACAGATAGACGGGTTCTTGGAAATCATGTTTATCAATAATCTCCCAGTTCTTCTGTGCCCAAGGGACAAGTTTGGCGGCTACTGGTGACCACTTAATGATTTCAGCGTTCAAGTCCCAGTCGCCAATCCCGATCTCAGCCTGCGAGGCTCTTGGAAGTACGTAGTTGTCTGCCCAGTAAAGCAGTTCTTCGACAAAGATTTCTGTTGTGCTAACAGAATCTAATCGGGGCTGAACAATGGTCATGACAATCTTGTCAAAATCATATACCATGTCGTAAGTCGCATAAGCACCCAAGGCATACAGGCTCATCTGCGGATTGAGCTTGGCAGAAACAGGAACGCCCTTGCCGTACTTCAAATCAATGATCTCAATTACACCGTCTGCCAAAATAACGACGTCTGATGTACCAAAACCGTTCGGCACCCAGTCTGAGAAGTCAACTCGCTTCTCAAGTTCCATATCAGCGTTCGGATAATTATTGAACCGCTCCATAACAAGATCTGTGTAGTATTCTGTCATCTCTTCCATCTCTTCATCGTAGAAGCTGGCAGAGTCCTTAAACTCTTTGACTAGCTTGTTATACTCACGTTTCTTGATTTTTCCAGACTTGTACTTGAGCTTAATTTCTGAAAGCTCGTGAGCACACGTTCCCTCTTGCGTGTAAACAGTGTCCCTACTAGGCTCATCTGCTTCTAATCGTGGCAACATAGGACAATGGAGCCATCTATGTGCACTTGATGCAGAAAGTAGTGCGTGATTTTCTACAGGCATCACAGTTCCCCCAATCGTTCGTAGAAGCTAGCGTAATCTTCTTCTGCCACTTGTCCGACCTTAGAAACGCCAAACTCACCCAAAAGCTTTTTGATGGCACCAGATTTCTTTTCTTCCAGCTTAGCCTTGGTCAGGGACTGGATTTCAGCAAGCGTAACCGAGGGCTTAGATTCAACCACTTCTTCTACCACCTCAGTCTGCTGGATGCTCTCAGACACAGCTTTTTCGACTTCAGCGACACGTTCTCCAGCAAGTGCCGCCTTCATACTTTCAAATACTTCTGCTAGGGAATTTCCCTTAAATGTTAATTCAATCATTCTTTTACTCCAATCTGTGTTATAATTTGTTTGTAAGTGTGACGGTCTATCTCAGGCCGTCTTTTTTAATGCCTGCAATGTCATCACCTCCCCCAACAGTTCTTTCGCCCGATGCAAATCGTTAGCAATCTGAGCCCGATAGTAAGGCGAATCGTGGACACCCTTTTTAAATCTAGGGTTGTCAACGATAACCCAGTCTCGTACCAAATCAGCCTGCGGGTGTTCATCGGGTATGTCAACCTCCAGCTCCAGGAACTCGTTATTGCAGACCGCCAACTCCTCTTCCAGATAGAGAAGGGCGTATTCCAATAAATCAATCATAGGCGGGTCACCTCGTTCAGGAGCTTGTTGATCTCTTTGGCATTCAGCCTGATTTGGTCACTAGCCGTCTCATGCCTGTTAGCTTCCAACAGTTGCTCAATCAGCTCTCGTCTGACCTCGTTCTGCCACTCTCGCAGGTTACCGACCTCTTCTGATACTTTGAAGTAGGCACTGTAATCAAGCGACCCGTCAGACATACGAACACAACGCCCGGCCTTAACGTCCTTGTGGACGTTGGCCTTGACCGAGTTATACTCGATGGCTAACGCTTCAGCGACCGCCTTAGCTTTCGCAGATGGGTTATCTCTGTAATAGTTTCTAATACGTTCCGCTTGTGTCATCTTTCTACCTCCTACACCCAAATTGGACGAGCCAATGGGTCAGATGGTCCGTTGTCATGGCATGGAACCATCTTTGAACTGCCATCTTTGTACTCAATTTCAAGATAAGGAGTCCCCCAAGAGCTACCCGCAATGCCAGCAATCTTCTCAACAGTATCAAGGTCGATTTTGAAACTTCCATCTTCGTACACTGTATCAGCCGTCCAATACCAGTCCTCACGTATACCAAGGGAAGCCCTCTCTATATTTTCGCGCTCTGCTTCTATTAAGGTTTTTGCTTTTTTAAAATCATATTTCATCTTCTTACCTCACAATCCCACTATTTTTCATCACAACCGCCACAGAATCAACAATCGTTCTCAAAAACCGATTTTCCGTCTGCAAGTCGTTTACCTTATTCCGAAGTTGAATATATTCCTCAACACTAATTTCAACTGTTTCTTTCATTATATGAACCCTGCCTCTCTACGTTGTTTTTTCAAAAATTCATATGCGTCCTTTTGGCTATATCTGAATGTGTTGAGTTTATAAGTTAGATAAAACCCATATCCGATAGCTGTAAAAGCTACTATTGTCATGGCAATAAAGCCAATAATAAATAGTTCTATCATAATAACCTCCAATTTTCTTTCATCCACTCAACCACCGCATCCCGTGGAAATCGTGGGTGCGACCCTTTCTTTTCAATCCTTGGAAAATCCTTCAAGTGTGACACCCTCTGGAATTCCGTCTCATTTGCAATACCTAGCAACTTCTTGCATTGTTTACTGTTAAGCAACAAAGGCATTGCTAGTTCCAAGTTAAATACCTCGAATACCTCTACCAACCTAACTTTTAGTTGACTGATAAAGCGTGATATGAGGCTTTCAGCAATGTCGTCCATTGTCAAACCTCGCTTTCGTGTGTTATAATTCAAGTAAGTAATTTTAGTAAGAGCCTGATTGCCGTCAGGCTTTTTTGTTTCTCAAGCAACATCATCAGCCAAAAATTTATTGATAAAATACTGCTGACCTTTGCCTGTAACTTTTACAGTTTTGCTAATCGAGATATGACCGTCAGCATGTGTGATAGTCGTCTCTTTGATTTCAAACAGGCCTAGTTCCATAGACTTCTGCGTTGGCATATTCCAATCACTGCCCTTGCGCTTAATCAGATAGCCATTCTCACGCAACCACTCAAACAAGCGGTTTTGTCCAATGTTGTAGCCGTTCTGACGCAAAATCTTGGCAAAGTCCCCAATCAAGATAGATGAGTGACTAGCACTCACAGCGTCTGCAAATAGCACCTTGGGCTTATCCGCCTCGATCTGTGCTTCCAGCTGATGGACTTTTTTGTCTGCCAATAGCAGAGCTCTAGCCATAATTTTCTCAGGACTGTTGAAGTCCTTTTCTATTTGGATGAAGTACTGCCGTACCTGCTTGCCTCGGTCAGACCGTTGGATCATAGCAATTTCCTTGGCCATGTCCAGCTTGATGACGTGGTCAACAGCTTGGCGACCTCCCGTACTTTTTCCCAAATTTGGGAGAAAGTCCTGACCTTCGACAAATCCATACTCGGTCATTCTTTCAAACCAAGTTGTATATCGTGAATTGACCCCCAAAGCCTCATGCAGCTGCCGACCAGACACCACAGGCTCATGGTTGTCGTTTAGATTTACGTTAATAATTTCGTGCATAATGCTCCTTTCAATATTTATTATTCTTCAAATTTTTCCCACGGCTCACGGATGCCTAATAATTTTGAAACACGCAATTTCAAATCAGCACTCCCTTTCCCTTTGGTCAACAAATCTGTGATTGTGCCTTGACTACGTAATCCGACAGCTTGTGTCAAATCAGCTTTTGTCCAGCCTTTTTCAGCCAATCGTTTTTCCACCAGTTCTATCCATTTTTGATGTTGTTGACTCATAAACTTCTCCTTTCTCTTTATTAGTTAGAAAGTAAAGCGAAAGTTTTTGCGAAATTTTATAGATTCCACTTGACTTTTTACAAACTATAGTCTAAAATCAAGATATAAGAAAAACACCGAACAAATTAACCGATAACACTATAATTCAACTCGCCAAAGTTTTATTTTTTTAGTTTTATCTTCGTTTTTTGTTTCGCTTTATTATTCGCTTTACAAATTATATTCTATACTAAAGTTTGCATACTGTCAACTGTTTTTACAAACTTTTTTCTAGAATTTTTTTCGTAATGCTTAGAAAGGTTGTTAAATCAATGTTCTCAACGTTCGAAAGAATAAAAGAATTAGCTAAATCTAGAGGTGTTACGCTAGGTGGTCTAGAAGAAAGATTGGGGTTAAGTCGAAATTCTATTTATACCATGAAAAACAAAAAGCCTTCAGCTGAGAGGCTACAGTTAATAGCCGACTACTTCAACGTATCTACTGATTACTTACTTGGTCGGACTGATAATCCAAGAGTTGCTAAAACTGATGACGAAATTGATAAAATAGATTTCAAAGAGCTAGCAGCCGAGTCAATGTCTTATGACGGCAAGCCGTTTGACGAAGACGATATAGAGTTTTTCTCATATATCATGGAACAGCACTTTAAGAACAAATATAAGGAATAGTAAAATGACCGCATTAGACCTTTGCGTACAGCAAGGTATTGATATTTTATTCTTTGATGGTAGAGAAAGAGATAAAAAAGCCTTCTTCAACAAACGTGCTAATCTTGTTGGAATAGACACGTATGTAGATGGTATCGAACGAGATAAGCTACTCTATCACGAACTTGGTCATAAAAACCATACACCCTATCAATACCAATTACATAGAGAGCTGTGCGAACTTCAAGCAAACAGGAATATGATTCATCATTTGCTGAAAGATGAATTGTCGATGTTAGACGATTATAACGACTTTAACTATGTTCGTTTTATGGAACGACATGGCTTAAAAACCATGACCGATGAAAGCATGGTTATTGAAGAATTTCGCACCCTAACTGGAAAACATTTATAATAAGGAGAACATCCAATGAAGAACAACACCAACACTTTGCCCTTTTATTTAAGAGGTTGGTTTTTCTTGATACTACTTATATTATCTATCCCAACTTACTTATCGTCGTTAATCCTCTTAATAGGATTGTTCTTGATTAGGAATAAAAAATATCCCAATCTCTCTCCCGACCAACAAGCCAGATGGAACGAAATTCTTTTAGCGAATGAACAAGCTGATAACATACTAAAAACTGCAAAGGAAGAAGCTGATAATCTAATAAACAATGCTAAAAAAGAAGCTAAAGACTCCATTGATATGGCTAATACAATTGTCGCAGGAGTGGAATCGAAAAAGAATAATCTCAAAGAAGAGATTGATAAACTAGAAATAGCTAAAAAAGAGGCTGAGCTTTATTTATCAGAAAAAGCCGATGCATTACTTTTTAAAGAAACAACGGTAGATTTCACAGACAATATAACAGCTAATGAAATCAAAAATGAATTATCTTTAATTCAATTAAAAGAAAAAGAACTAATAAAAGCTGATGTTGCAATAAATAATCTTGGAATACAAACAACGAAAGCTAATCTTAACAAACAATCTAGACAACTTCTCCGTGCATTCAATGCTGAATCGGACTACTATGTATCTAACATTACAGCAAAAAATGTAGATAGCTATCGTAATAAATTAGCAAAATCATTTGAAAATCTAAATGCACTATTTGCAGTTGACGGAGTAAAAATCAGTCATGAACTTCTCACGCTAAAGTTAAAGCAACTAGATGTCATGTATAAATATCAAAAACAACTTGAGGTCGAGCGTGAATTATTGAAAGCTCAAAAAGAAGAAATACGCGAGCAACAGAAAGTCGAAAAAGAAATCCAACAAGCGAAAGCTAAGTTGGAAAAAGAAGAAAGACAGTTCCAAAACGAGATGTCTAAACTATTGAAGTATCTTAACAGCGCTAACAACGAGGTCGAACAAAATATATACGCTGATAAAATTAAAGAGCTTGAGGACAAAATTAAGGAGCTTGAAAAAGATAAAGAAGACGTTCTCAAGCGTGAAAGTAACACAAGAGCTGGATTTGTTTATATCATTTCCAATATAGGGTCATTCGGTCAAAATGTCTACAAAATAGGTATGACAAGAAGATTAGAACCGATGGACCGTATCAATGAATTAAGTAGTGCTTCTGTTCCATTTCCATTTGATGTTCACGCTCTAATCTTTAGCGAGGATGCTCCTGCTCTAGAGAATACGCTTCACAATTATTTCAGAGATAAAGAAGTAAATAAAGTCAATCCACGTAAAGAGTTCTTTAAAGTTGACTTGCAAGAAATCAAAGAGCTTGTTCATAAAGAATATAACAATACCGTACATTTTACTGATTTAGCAGTTGCGGAACAGTATTATGAAAGCATAAAATTAAGTTCTGAATAACAAATAAAAAAGCTCCCCACGCTCTCAAAGTTTGGCGACTCAGAGCGTGAGGAGAAAAAATAATTGGATAGTAAGTGGTATTCGAATACCTTTTTTACTATACCCATTTTATCAGATTTGAAAGGGTAAAGCAATGGCATATTTTAGAAAAAGAGATAACGGATGGGAATATCGTATCTCATATAAGGCTCCAGACGGCTCATATAAGCAGAAATCCAAGTCAGGGTATAGAACTAAGGCAGAGGCTGTTCAAGCTGCATCCCAAGCCGAAATAGAGCTGTCTAGTGGCATTGTGGAAGATAAGAACATCACCCTTGCTGAGTACTTTGAAAAATGGATGCTTGTCCACAAGAAGCCTCATGTCGGACCAGAAACGTTTGGTAAGTATGAATACACCCTTAAGCTAATTACTAGATATTTCCATGAAACGAAACTTTCGAAAATAAACGCCACCTCCTATCAAAACATTATAAACGAATTGGCAAAATGTTATGTGAAAGATAGTGTCAAAAGGTTCAATTCGCATATAAGGGCAGCAATTAAAGTTGCTATCCACCAAGGGATTTTAAAAAAAGATTTTACCGAAATTGTCAAGATTTTCTCCGATGTCGAATCCAAGAAAGAGGAGGATAAGTACTTGGAACTTGATGAATACGAACAAGTAATCACAGATTATCGAAAGACAATTAAGTACCAGTCCCACTTCTTCCTGTACACTATCGGAAAAACCGGACTTCGTTTCTCGGAAGCAGCAGGCATTACAGAGCCTATCGTTGACCGCGAAAATAAGTGTTTACGAATCCGCAGGACTTACAAGGTTTACGGAAAGAAGAAAGGTTGGGGACCTACTAAGAATCCGCAATCAGAACGAGATGTGCCATTTGATAGTGAGTGGCTGAAAGCATACGACGAGTACATGAAAGTTGGATATATAGACAATCCAGATAAAAGATTGTTTACCAAATTGACAGGGACTGGCGAAAATAAAATTTTAAAGAAAAAGACACGTCAAACATTTAATGTACACGGCTTACGTCATACCTACGTTAGCTGGCTAATCTATCATGACGTGGACGTTGTGACCATTGCCAAGTTAGTAGGACACAAGGATGCGACCGAAACATTGAAAACATATTCGCACTTATTCAAGGCTAAACAAGAAGAATCATTCGACAAAGTCAGAAATTTAATGGAAAAATTTGGGGCAGATTTGGGGCAATAAAGTTAAAAACCCTTGTGTATCAAGGGTTTTTGTTGTATTTTCATCTCCCCTGCAGGAATCGAACCTGCAACTAATTCTTAGGAGGAATTTGTTATATCCATTTAACTAAGGGAAGTCTGCTTCTCTATTGTACACCAGAAGAGAGCAGATTGCAAGAGCAAGGTTATATAAGTTTTTTTCAAATTTTTACAAAAAGCAGAACTTACTCTAAGATGAAATACTTATTATTTTTATGCATTTCTCTCATGATAATCTCTAAAAGAAGTAATTCTAGAATGTACTTCGAAAGTTTGTCGTTTTTATGCTTGATTCCTATTCCCCTTCCTTACGTCTCATTGAGACAGCCATTCCGAGTGAAACTAAGCCACCCAAGCTAATAAGAAGTGAGCCTAGGGCTTCTTGACCGGTATTTGGAAGTGTTTGATTCCCTGATGCTTTTTCAGTTTTCTTATTTGAAACAGGAGCCATACTTCCAGATGGTGCTGGTTGCTCGTTTGCTTTCTGATTTGCTACACTATCGCCACCGTCGCTTACTTTTTCAGGTGTTTTCGTATCGGTAGTTGTCCCAGCAGTATCTCCTTTTTCTTCTGCTTTTGGTTCTTCTACGTACTCCTCGACAAATGCTTTTCTACCTGTAATAGTTGCACTAATGGTTTGACCTGCTTTTTCTAAATCAGTCAAATACTCCACAAATACTTCTGTATCTGGATTGATAGCGCCAATCAGTTTAGCTTCTTTGAAAATCGAGAAACCATCCCCACCACCAAATAGGAAGTCATTGATGACAAGTGTATAGGTTTCTGTCGGAACAATCTCTGTTCCATCTTCTTTGAAGACTTTAACAACCTTGTAAGGATTTTCTTCCGTTGGATTATCTGCTTTCGTGTAGATATATTTAATTCCAGACATTTGAAGGAAATATTTTTCGCCTTCATCGTATTGTTGATTTAAGGCTGTATAAATCTGCTCACCTGTCATTTGAACGACTTGTAGGATATTCCCAAATGGTTGAACAGCTTGTGCTGCTCCCCAAGTAACTGTTCCATCCTCTTGGACCTTCAAATCTGCCCGAATCCCGCCATTGTTGGTCATTGCAAAGTCAACATCATAACCTGATTTCTTAGCAATAGCTAATTGAGCCGATGTTACTAAATTACCCACAGCACTTTCTTTAAATTCATTTACCTCGCGAGAAATATCTGTCGCTTGACTAGCCGTACCAATTTTTTGCTCTGTTACTTTTTTAACGATGGTATTTGCTTCGTCTACAATCGCCTGAATTTCTGGACTTGGTGTTTTCTGCCCTGGTGCCACTGCAATAATTTTCGCAGTCGGAACTTCTTTAAAGTCGGCAATATCTGTATCATAAACAGCTCTAACATCTGCATAAGCCTTACCTTGTGAGGTAGCTTGTACAATCAAGGTTTTGCCTGTTGTACCGTTTGTATAGACATGGTTGTGACCGGCAAATACAAGGTCAACGGAGTGTTCAGGATAGATTTCATTTAGCTTAGCAATCATATCTGCAGCTTCACCAGCAGCCACACCATCCTTGCTTGTAGCTGGGACGTGAGCCAGTACAACTATCGCATTTACACCCTTTTCAGCTAACTCACGCGCATATTTCGCAATCGTCTCTGCCTCATTCAAAAAAGTGTACTGCTCATAGTTTTTCTTCAAAACAAGATTAGGAATTTCTGTCGTAACTACACCAATAAAGCCAATATTTGCTTCTTTATCATTTACAGGAATAGTCTTAATAGCATACGGTTTCCAGCCATACGGAATTTCACCCGTCTCTTTGTCAATAACGTTGGCGATAACAATCTCCTGTTTGGCTGCTTCATGAGTATAATTATCTACAATCTCATTAAACTGGCCTTCTTTTGGAGCTTCACCAGTCATGATACGGTTATACTCATCAAGTCCCTCATCAAATTCATGGTTCCCCAAAGTACCGTATTCAACATCCATTTTGTTAAAGACTTTTACAGTTGGTTCATCTTGTAAAAGTCCAGAATTCGATGGACTTGCACCAACCATATCTCCAGCTTGAACACGGATAGACTCTGCAGGTGTTTCTGTTTCTGCTGCTGTTTCTTCAAATTCTGCTTGCGAATCATCCATGTAAGCATCAAGCAAAGCGGCAGTTCCTGCATTCCGAACTGTTTCCCCCTCCAATCGCGCTGTCCCTGTCGTATCAAGCGCACCATGGAAATCATTAACTCCCATAATTTGGACAGCTAATTCATCTGCTAAAACAGCCTGTGTTGTAATGACACTAAAACCAGCTACAAGAGCTAGTACACTGCTTTTCAACCGAATATTCTTTTTCATAAGTAAAACAATGCTCCTTCTATTTTTTTCGTATTGACATATCTATAATAATCCTTTTTTTACGGCTTTTCAATATCAAATCAGTCATTTATAACAAAAAATTATAAAAATATTCGTTTATTCTTACTTTTACATCATTTTTCTGAAAATATCTTGTTGTTTTTATCCATAATACGAAAAATCATCCCTCTTCCCATACACAGTTCTCTCCAAAATACTCCTCACAACTAAAAAATCTCTTCCAAACGGAAGAGAACTGTTCTTATTTAGCTGCTTTATAAAGTTCGTTAACCTTGTCCCAGTTGATTACTTCAAAGAAGGCTTTGATGTAGTTTGGACGGACGTTACGGTAGTTAAGGTAATAAGCATGTTCCCAAACATCCAATGCCAAGATTGGTTTCAACCCTTGCATGATAGGTGTGTCTTGGTTAGCAGTTGAGATAACTTCCAACTTACCTTCTTTATTAACAACCAAGAAAGCCCAACCTGAACCGAAACGAGTTGTTGCTGCAGTTGTGAAGGCATCTTTGAAGGCATCAAATGAACCAAAGGTCGCATCAATATCTGCTGCTAATTCAGCTGAAATTTCTGTTTTTTCAGGTGAAAGTAATTCCCAGAAAAGTGCATGGTTAAGGTGACCGCCACCGTTGTTGATAAGGGCTTGACGGATATCAGCTGGAATTTGCTCCACATCTGACAAAAGTGCTACCAAGTCTTCGCCGATTTCTGGGTGTTTTTCAAGGGCTGCATTGGCATTTGCAACATAAGTTGCATGGTGCTTGTCATGGTGCAGGGTCATTGTTTCTGCATCAATATGTGGTTCCAAGGCATCGTATGCGTATGGAAGGTCTGGTAAAATAATTGCCATTTTCGCTTTCTCCTATACTAAGTGATAGTTCTATTCTACTCCAATGTGAGAGCCTTTTCAATTTTTTTGTCTGAAAATACTAATCAGACACTTAACTCGTTGCAATTTTTAACAATGTAAGTTCAAACAAGTAATCCTTATCAAACCGTCCTGTCTTGATTTGATAATCTGTTTCTATCAATAATCGAACAACCTTTTTCAAAAATCCAATGGACAGATGGCGTGAATCACGCAAAGCATACTTTACTTGGTATGGATTCACCTTACGCCCCATAATAGTTGATAACTCAGCTACTATCTGCTGTTCCCCTCGGCCTTGCTCTACTAGTATTTGCACTTGTAGATAGGTTCGAAATTGGGTCAACATAATAGCGATTAGTTTGATTTCATCTTCACCCTGCAATCGTAAATCACGCACAAGTTGACGGGCCTCATCCATTTTGGACTGGAGTACCGTTTGTGTCAAGTCAAAAATATTATCTTGTAAGGTCTTTGGAATGGCAGCATCAATATCTGAAATTTCAATCGTCTCTTTTCCCTTATAAGATTGAAGAAAGACTAGGTTCTTACTGATTTCTGCAAAATCAAAATTGGACTTTTCTAAAAGATATTGAAAAACCTCTCCTCCCATCTGCAATCCAAGACGCATTATCTCCTTTTGGAAATGATTTTTCAAATCCATCTCCTTCAGAGGATTTGTTTCTAATACTAGTCCATCTCGTTTGAGGAGTTTGACCAGACGACGCTTACTGTCCAACTTACCCGATGCTAGAATGACCAAACGTGTTGTTTCGACAGGATTTTCCAAATAAACCTCAAACTGTTTAAGCTCATCGTCCGTCAAATGCCGTTTTTTATCTGTCGTTAAATCTGCAAAATAATCAAGAATCACTACTTTTTCGTCTGAAAAAAATGGGAGAGAAACCAAATCCAAATCCACCTGACTATAATCAGCTTCTGACATGTCAAAATAGGCAAACCCCAGATCTGCAGGATCGAAATCAATCTGTCGCAACAATAGATCCTTTGCAATCTGATATTGTCCAACATCCTCACCGCATAGAACGGTCAAGGAACCTAACTTATCTTTTTTTAATGTCTCAATCTGTCCAATAACTAACATATATACCTCTAATTCTTAATAAATTATACCATTTGAAATAGAATTAGAAAACAAACTCATTGATAATACTCAATAAAAATCTATCATTCAACTCTCTTGTTAAGCCTAAAAAAGCAGAAACTAATAAATTTAGCTTCTGCCTTTAAAATTAGGATAACATCCGATTGGTAGCATTTAAGGAAAAACAAATCTTTCTTCCTATACTGATAGAGCAAAAGAATGAATGATTACTACTTCTCTTCTACTTGGTGAGGTTTCTTACCCGGCATCCAGAAGATTAAATTAAAGATTGCAAGCATTACGCCAACCAGTAAAAGATTATTCCTATCCCCTGTTTTAGGTAACTGTCCTTTAGCGAATTTTTGCTGTCCCACGACACTCACAGAGACTGCCATTTCTTTTGCGACTGGCTTCGGACTATTTTCTCCTAACCCCTTCTCTAAAGCTACTTCTAATGACGGAAGAACGCCGATTGGTAATTCATGTGTAACTCCATCGTCCTTGGTTGTTTCCAACGGAGGAAGAACGCCGACTGGCAATTCATGTTGGACGCCCTTGCCTGTTTCTACAAAGAGAATATGAAGAGGAACAGCGACTTCTTCTTGACTACGATCATCATAAACCACTCGAACGGTAATAGAATAATCACCGCTGGACTGTGGTAGTGAGCCTACAACTTCAAAATCAACTTGACCGACTTCGGTCGGAAGACTGATTTGCTTCAAGATTTCAGCCGTTGCGTCATCACTACTGCTTGCTGGAAGGACACGAGCTTCGCTAGTTACTTGTGGCTGGTAGCGATCCGATTTAGGAAGAACACCGATTGGCAATTCATGTGTGACTCCCTTACCGTTTTCCATTTTGAAAATATGAAGTGGTACTACTATTTCGTCTTGGCTGCGATCATCATAAATGACACGAACCGTGATTGGATAGTCACCATTTGTCTGTGGAAGGTTACTTACAAGTTCATAAACAACTTGACCTGCTTCAGTTGGAAGACTGATCTGCTTAACAATTTCAGCCTTTATTTCCTCAGTACTGCTGGTTGGAAGGACACGAGCTTCGCTAGTTACTTGTGGCTGGTAGCGATCCGATTTAGGAAGAACACCGATTGGCAATTCATGTGTGACGCCTTCCCCATGAGCTGTTTGTTGGACAACAACCTGAATAGACACCCGCTTCTGACTGCCATCATCATATTTTACAAGGACTGGTACGCTGTGTTCGCCAAGAGTAGTTGGAAGAGGATTTACAAGGCGTTTTTCAACAGGACCTGCCTGGGCATCAACCTGAACCTTAGCTAAAAGAGCATTTCCAACCACAGACAAGTCGTCATCAGTTTCATAAACATGCTTCTCCCCAACAGTAACTGCATAGACATCTGCTTTCCATGGGATAACCTGAATTGGAATAGCCACCTCATAAGTGTCCTTACGGACTTGAAGACGAGTAACTTGTGGGGTCAGAGTGACAGACACCACTTCCACACCGTAGTCTTCAAATTGGTCTGAAGAAATTGTACGTGATAGACCTTGATTATCTACCAATTTCACTTGAAGGCCTGACAAATCTACTGTGTCTGCTGGGCGATAGTCTGTCTTAGTCGGTGGGGTTACCAATTCAAGACCTGTAACTGCAGTTTTATCGAAGGTCGGTGTCACCAATTCCAATGGAATCTCAATTGTCTGAGAAGTTTGGATATTGTTTAATTGAGTCTGGTCGAAACTTGAAGAAATCACATAATGACCTAGGGCTGGTCGAGGCAGGCGGTTTTCCAAATCTGTCACAGAAGAGCCTGCTTGCAAGGTCAGGCTTTCTTCTTTGACAAGTCTTTCACCTTCTTTAAAGCGAAGGTTGATTTGGAGGTTAGCAGGGACAACCTCCACCGCAACCTCAACCCGCTTCTGACTACCATCATCAAATCTGACAAGGACTGGTACGTTGTGTTCGCCAAGAGTAGTTGGTAGAGGGTTTACAAAGCTCTTTTCAACAGAACCTGCTTGGGCATCAACCTGAACCTTGGCCAAAATAGCAGTTTCTACCGCAGTCAGATTATCATCCGTCTCATAAACATGCTTCTCCCCAACAGTAACTGCATAGACATCTGCTTTCCATGGGGTAACCCGAATTGGAATAGCCACCTCATGAGTATCTTTACGGACTTGAAGACGGGTCACTTGTGGGGTCAGGGTGACAGGCACCACTTCCACACCGTACTCATTGAATTGGTCTGGAGTGATGGTTTTGGATAGACCTTGATTGTCCACCAGCTTCACTTGAAGACCTGCCAAGTCCACTGTTTCAGCTGGACGATAGTCTGTCTTAGTCGGTGGGGTTACCAATTCAAGACCTGTAACTGCAGTTTTATCGAATACTTTGACTGGTGTCACCAATTCCAATGGAATTTCAATTGTCTTAGAAGCTTGGATATTGTTTAATTGAGTCTTGTCGAAACTTGAAGAAATCTCATAATGACCTAGAGCTGGTCGAGGCAGGCGGTTTTCCAAATCTGTCACAGAAGAGCCTGCTTGCAAGGTCACACTTTCTTCTTTAACAACCGTTTCACCATCTTTGAAACGAAGGTTGATTTGGAGACTAGCTGGTACAACCTGCACTGTAACCTCTACTCGCTTCTGACTACCATCATCATATTTGACAAGGACTGGTACGCTGTGTTCGCCAAGAGTAGTTGGAAGAGGGTTTACAAGACCTTTTTCAACAGGACCTGCTTGGGCATCAACCTGAACCTTAGCTAAAAGAGCATTTCCAACCACAGACAAGTCGTCATCT